TGGGCTGGTGGGACCGCTGGGTCTGGTCCCGGGTCGCCAACCGTGAGGCGCTGACCCTCGAACAGCTACTCGCCGACGAGCGCACCCCGACCCATGCCGGCGTGCCCGTCACCACCGACCAGGCGCTCCGCCTCAGCGCGGTGTGGGCGTGCGTCCGCCTGCTCGCCGACGCCGTTTCGACCCTGCCGCTGGACGTGTACCGCCGCGGCGAACGCGACCCGCTGCCGGAGCTCCCGCCGCTGCTCAGGACCCCGGCCGCCGGGATGGCCCTCAACGACTGGCTCTACGCCATCATGGTGTCGCTGCTGCTCAGGGGCAACGCCTACGGCATCGTCACCGGCCGGTCCGGCTCGATCCTGCTGCCGGCTCAGGTCGACCTGGCCCACCCCGACCGCCTCGGCGTGACCGTCCTGCCTGATGGCCGGGTGTCCTACCGGCTGAACGGCGAGGAACTCGACCCCGCCGACGTCTGGCACGTGCGCGCCTACGCCTTCCCCGGCACCGTGCTGGGCCTCTCCCCGGTCGAGTACGCCCGCCAGACCATCGGCCTCGGCCTGGCCGCCGAGAAGTTCGGGGCGCAGTTCTTCGGCGACGGCTCCGTGCCGGCCGGCGTCATCTACACCGAGCGCGACCCCAAGGAAGCCGGCGCCAAGAAGCTGCAAGCGGAATGGGTGGAGTCCCGCCGCGGCAACCGGCGCCCCGCGGTGCTGCACGGCGCCCGGTTCGAGCCGCTGACCGTCAAGCCCGAGGAAAGCCAGTTCCTCGGCACGATCGACGCCAACGTCAACGCCGTCGCCCGGATCTTCGGGGTGCCGCCCGAGATGATCGCCGGCACCACCGCCGGCCCGCTGGCCTACACCTCCCCGGAGATGCGGAGCCTGGACCTGCTCACCTACACCGTCCGCGGCTGGCTCGTGCGGCTGGAAAACGCCATCAGCGCGCTGCTGCCCTCCACCCAGTTCGCCCGCTTCAACGCCGCCGGCATGGTCCGCGTCGACCTGAAATCCCGCTACGAAGCCCACGAGATCGCCATCCGCGCCGGGTTCCTCACCGTCAACGAGGTCCGCGCGCTGGAGGACCGCGGCCCACTGTCTGAGGGAGGCACCGTCGCATGAGCGAGCTGCACTACCGCCAGCACCAGGCCACCCTGGCGCTCCGCGAGGACAGCGACGGCCGCACCATCGAGGGCCCGCTGCTGCCCTGGCGGGTGGAGGCCCGCGTCTACGACCGCGGCCGGCTGGTCGTCGAAACGTTCGAGCGCGGGGCCCTGGCCGGCACCGACCCGGCCAGGGTGCCGCTGACCGCCACCCACCCGCGCGACGCCGGCACCCTGCCGATCGGCGTCACCGTCGAGCTGGAAGAGCGCGACGACGCCGCCTGGGGCGCCTGGCGGGTGAGCAAGACCACGCTCGGCGAGGAGGTGCTGGAGCTGGCCCGCGACGGCGTGCCACTCGGGCTGTCGGTCGGTTTCCTGGAGGTTTCTGGGGGTAGCCGCTGGTCGCCCGACCGCCGCCGCGTCACCCGCACCCGGGCGGCCCTGGATCACGTCGCCGTGGTCCGCGTGGCCGCCTACGCGGGCGCCGGGGTAGTCGGGGTCCGGTCCGGGGGAGGCCTCGGAGGTTCGGGGGCTCCGTTGGCCACCCTGGCCCGGATGCGTCGGTAGCCGTGGGCAAGCATCACTTCCGGGTGGGCACAACTCGCGTGCCGGGTCGCTGCCTGGGGTGCAAAGGCCCGATCGTCTACGGCGACCGCTGCTCGCCCTGCCAGCGCAAGCTGCGCCAGCGCAAGCGCCGCAAGCCACGATGAGCAAGCTGCTGCGCCCCTGCCTGGACTGCGGGCGCACCGTGCGAGGCAAGACCAGGTGCGGCGACTGCCAGCGCGCACGCGACGGTGCCAAGCGCGCCAAGCGGCCACGGTTCAAGAGCTACCAAGAGGCAGAGCGGCGCCGTCGCGCCGTCGCCGAGCACCGCGCGAGCGTGGGCGATTGGTGCCCCGGGTGGCAGCACCACCCCGCCCACCCCTCGGCCGACCTGACCGCCGACCACGCGGCCGAGGTGGCCGCCGGGGGCCGCGAGGATGGCGCGCTCGTGGTCCGCTGCCGCTCGTGTAACGCCGCCAGGTCGGCGAACGTGCGCGATGCTTTGCTGGCGCAGCTGGTCGGGACCCCGCGCCCGTCGAAGTTCCCGACACACACCGGCGACGACGGGCCGGCGGTCGCGTGAGGCCGCCCCTACTGGGCGGCATCTTCGGCCAGGCCCCGGAGGATCTCGCCGGCCATCATCGTGATGTCGTGGGGCGTCACCGCGCCGCGCTCCTGGGCCAGCATCACCACCAGAGCGGCCCCCACGTTGAGCTGACCGACCATGATGCTGGGGGCGCCCGGCCCGGTCGGGTCGTTCAGGACGGCGTCAATGTAGGCGTACGCGCTCGGCTGATCCTGCTCGTGCCACACCGTCAGGATCTCGACGGCGATGCGGGTGCCGGCGACGATGGCCGGGTTCATCTGGCTCATGGCGCCCGGATGATTCCATGAAGGCCGGCCCGAAGGGAACCGTCACCGCCCCGCCGCTGGACTTTCGCCGGCTGCCCAAGCGCGGCGGTTCCCGGGCCGTGGCGTTCATCGAGCGCTACGTCACCGTCCCCAAGGGCAGCGGCGCCCGCCGGCGGCTGCGGCTGCGTCCGTGGCAGCGTGAGATCGTCCACGGGCTGCTGGATGAGCCCAGGCCCCGGCAAGGGCTCGTCTCGATTCCAGCCGGGAACGGCAAGAGCACCCTGGCCGCGGCGCTGGGGCTGTACGGACTCCTGGCCGACCGGGTGGAGGGCGCGCAGGTCATCTGCGTCGCCTCCGACGAGCGCCAGGCGAGAATTATCCTGAACACCGCCCGGCGGATGGTGGAGCTCGACCCGGCGCTGTACGACCGCGTGCAGGTGTTCAAGGACCACCTGTTGGAGCCGCACACCGACTCGACCCTGTTCGCGCTGCCGGCCGACCCGGGCGCGCTGCAAGGGTGGGACCCGTCGCTTGCGATCGTCGACGAGCTGCACGTCGTCACCGACGACACCTTCGAGGCGATGGCCGCCCGCGCCGGCAAGCGCGAGCAGTCCCTACTGCTGGCGATTTCCACCCCGCCCAAAGCCAGCCAAGACGACAGCGTGATGCGCCGCCTGGTCGACCACGGCCGTGCCCGCGGCGACCCGTCGTTCTACTTCGCGGAGTTCGCCGCCCCGGCCGGCTGCCTGGTCGACGACGAGCAGGCTTGGGCGGTCGCCAACCCCGCCCTGGATGACTTCCTGCACCGCGACGCGCTCAGGGCCACCCTGCCGCCGAAGATGCGGGAGAACGCCTTCCGCCGCTACCGGCTGGGCCAGTGGGTGAGCCTCGACGGCGCCTGGCTGCCCGATGGCGCCTGGGAGCGCTGCGCCGACCCCAGCCGCTCGATCGAGGATGGCGCCGACGTGGTGCTCGGGTTCGACGGGTCGTTCTCGGGCGACTGCACCGCCCTGGTCGCCGTCACCATGGCCGAGCGCCCGCACGTCCACCTGGTCGAGCTGTGGGAGGCGCCCGAGGGCAGTAGGGACTGGCGCGTCCCGGTAGTCGAGGTCGAGGATGCCATCAGGGCCGCGTGCCGCCGCTGGCGCGTGCTCGAGGTCGCCGCCGACCCCTACCGCTGGGCGCGGTCGCTCGAGCTGCTGGACGGCGAGGGCATCCCGGTCGGCGAGTACCCGCAGGGCCCGGCGCGCATGGGCCCGGCCACCAGCCGGTTCTACTCGGCCGTCGTCGACCGGCTGCTGTCCCATGACGGGTCGAGCGCGCTTGCCCGCCACGTCGCCAACGCGGTGCTGAAGGAAGACAGCCGGGGCGCCCGGCTCGCCAAGGAGCACAAGGACTCCAAGCGCCGCATTGACGCTGCCGTGGCGGCCGTGATGGCGCACGACCGGGCCTGTGTGCTGGCCGGCGATCGCGGGCCCAGCATCTACGTCTGATGAGCTACACGCGAACAGACAAACGGCCCCGGGATCGGGGTATCGACCGGGGCCGTCCGCCTCCCACCTGCCCTGGGGCGCGTAGCACTTGAAAGAGCGCTGGCCGGCCTCAGGTGTCACACCGGCTCGCGCATGGCGAACATTCCTCGGCCGCCGGCCCACGAGAGCGGGCGGCTCCCGCCGGGGGGGCCAAACGGGAGCCCGCCCGCACTCTTGGACCGGTTACCAACAGGAGCGCTGGCGGGGCCCCAGCCGTTACATCGGCTCGGCCCGCGGCTCGCGCTTGGGGAGGCGCTCCTCGGCCGCCAGCAGCCCACGAATCACCACCAGCTTGCCCATCAGGTCATCGAGGGCCTGGCCGGCGGCGTGCCAGTCCGGATCGGTGACCACCCTGACCAGCAGCGCGTGGGCCTCGCCGTGCTCTTCAGGGGTCATCCGCCGCGGGTCCGCCATCCTCGCCCCCTGGCCAAGCTTCCCTGTGCCCCCTTCCCCTATGACCTTCTGGGTCATGGCTAATGACGCGGGCATGGCGAACGACCTCGACGACCTCGATGGGCCTGAAGGCGGCCCGCAGCCGGCGGAGGGCCGGGAGCTGGTCATCGTCGACGCTCCGCAGGGCCTCGACGTTCTCCTTGACCAGGGCGCAGGTGAGCCCGGCATGGGCCAGGGCATCCCTCGCCCAAGGCCCGATCCCTTCAGCGGCGTCGAGAACGAGCTTCATGTCAAGCGCCTGGATCGCTACCAGGCCGCGGTCGCCGACCCGGACCCAGCCCGGGTCGGCCGGAGTCTGGTGGTTCACGCAAAAGCGCAGGTCCACCTACTGCAACAGCGGCTACAGACCGCCGGTGCCGGCGCCCACCATCAGGTCGTTACGGCCCCCGAGGGGGTGGCCCCGTGACCCCGCAGGGGCCGCAGGGGTCCGGGCGGCCGGCAGGCCCAGCCACCCCCTCGGGCCCTCCCGCGCACCTGCCCGACCTGGGCGTCCATGACGCCGGTCTTGACCGACCCCATCAGGTGGTTCCACCCTGTGCGGGGGTGGTCGCATGACCGGCTCGCTTTGGCCCCCCCGGGCAGCCGGTCAGGACAGGGAGGCAGCGGCCACCCCCGCCCTGCTGCCTCCGGGTATCTGCTGGCCGCCCTGGCCCTGCTCCTGGTCGCCCCATCCGCATTGGCCGGTTGGGTGGCCGGCGCGGTGGTAGTCGGCTCGGGCCGGGTGTCCCGGGGGCGCCTGGCAGCGGCGGCCAGCGTCACCGGGACCCTGGCCCTCCTCGCCGTCGGCCCCACGGTGGCCGCTGGCGACCTCCTGGGCGCCATCACCACCTTGAGCGGCGTGCTGCCGGCCACCTTGACCGCTGGGGCCGTGCTGGAGGCCCTGAGCGCGATCTTGGTCCGTGGGCTGGGCTGGCCACGGTCACGGTCCCGGTCGGGGTCGCCATCGCGACCATCCCGCCCAGCCAGGGCCTGGCCGTGCGGCCAGAGTGGACGGCCCAGGAGCGGCGCCGCCGGGTCCGGGCCGAGGCCCAGGACCGCCGCCGGGCCGAAAGGAGAGAGGACGTGAACGGCATGGCCACGATCGCTGTTCTTTCGGACGCGGCGGGCAAGCTCGTGGGAAGACCGGGCATGGCAACGGCTGGGGCCGTCCTGGGGCCGCGAACCAGCGGTCAATCACGGTGCCCAACGGACAGCCAAACCCGCAGCTCGACAGCCGTATTGGCCGTGATCGGTTCAGCTGTCCG